TGCGTGATGTCTTTCCACAGGCGGTGGCGGTATGAACCTGCCAGGCGGAATCGAACCACGGAATTGCACCCTTGTCCGCATGTTCTTCGGCCGAATACTGATGCGGCTTCACCTTGTTATCGGTGCTGGCAGGGGCAGCACTTTACCATGAAGGCGCTGATCCCGTTGCCGACCGCTGCGGATCCGGCACAGGTGGAGCGCATCCGCCCCCTGCTCGAGGGTCGCGCCTGCGTGATCGTGGGATCGGCACCGCTGCGCGCGACGACGGCCGCCATCAGTGCAGACGAACTCGCGATCGCCGTGAACGGGGGAATCTCCAGCCTTCCAGGTGCAGCGGATCTCTGGGTAGTCGGCAGCAAGAAACAGGATCGGCCCGGCGAGTCCTATGTCCAGCCGTTGCATCGCACGATGTTGCAGCAAGCGAAGGGACGGACGGTCGGGCATCTCCTGTTGTTACGCGGGCCGACCGTGATGAGCGAAGCCTGGACGCTGGCGCGGCTCGACAAACTGGGCTGCCGTTACGGGTCGTGGTCAGTGCTGGACAAGCTGACGAAGCGTTGGATGGAAGGTGAGATCTGCGGACGGACCGACGACAAGGCACCGTGCTCGTCAGGCATCCTCACCGCGGCTATCGCGCTCTGGTGTGGCGCAGCCTCGGTGCGGCTCGTCGGCTTTTCGTTCACGGCTGGCTATCACTATCTGCCTGGACAGTCCGCGCCGCCGTGGTGGCGAAATCATGTGGACGCAGACCGCCGTGCCATCCAGGCGTTGCGGCAGCGGTACGGCGTTCGGTTGACTGGGGATCTCGTGCAGGCGGTGGCGGCGTGATGTTAGCCGTGGTGCTAGGCGTCTTAGCGATTGGGGTCGTGCTGGCCGGCGTGTATCTATCGCGATGAAAACAGTCATCTTCTTAGGTAAACGAAAGACGGCATGAAGACTCTAGTTGCGTGGACGAGGCGTGCGGTGACTCTTCCGAGTGTCCAACGGTGCCGTCAAGGCCTGTTCAATCGGCCAGTGGCGCTTCAGGCGCATCAGCAGGCACTGATGCTAGATGCCTTTGCGCCGCGCCCACTCTGTCAAGCACAGAGTGATGCCTTCATGGGTCAGCCAGCGGGTGATCGATCGGTTTTGCTGTTGTTGCTCGGCTGTAGCCCAACGCACATTGCTCGGTTCGTAATTGCCGGCGTTGTTGATTCTGTCCAGCGAATATCCGGGCGGACACCGACCCATATCTTGAAGAAATGCGGCGTAATCATTCCAGCGTTCGCACACGCTAATGCCACGTGCGCCATAACGAGGAAACAGTTGGTGATTGTGGCGCTGGCATCTCGCCCGCATGTTCTGCCAAGTACGCCATTCGACAGTGCGCGATCCATGAACGGATTCGCCGTGCTTTCCAGGTCTGATAGATTTGTGCTTAGCCACGCGATTTCCTCTCTTCAGGAAATAGTGTTGGTGAGAGGCCGTCGGGCGGTGAACGCGCTCGTCGGCCTCGCTTATTTTACCGCAGTGGTGGCGGTATGAAGACGGTAGTTTTCCTTGGCAAGCGTAAAACGGCTGGCTCGCCGCTTGTCGATTGGCCCGGTGCTGAGTTATGGGGAACCACACATAGCCAGCAGAAGTACGCGAAACGCTACGGGACCGTCGACGACTGGCATGCGTGGTGGGACTTGCATCCATTTGATCCGGTGCCTGGCTATCCCGGAATCAAGAAGAAGCGACAGAAGACCTATCGCTGGTATCAGACCCTCCCAGGTCCGGATCAGCCTGGGTATCGTCCGCTCTGGCTCGTGGAACTCGATCCGACGATTCCAGCCGGTGTGCTATTTCCGAAGCAACGGATCCTCGACGCCTTCCCACGAGAGGTACATGGGCGCTGGTTCACCTGTCAAGTGGATCTGATGATGGCTTACGCGATCCTCGAAGGCTATGAGCACATCATCCTGCACGGGCACGGAATCAGCCGCGAACTCAGTCACATGGTGGATCACTGCGGCGTGTTGGTCTGGATGACGGTCGCGCGCGAGCGCGGGATTCAGGTCACGATCCTGCCGCCGAGTTGGTATCTGGGGCCGAAGCATCCGTACGGCATTTCGCCTGGTCACTGGGGCCTCCATCCATGACCAGCTATTTCATCCAGCGTGCCCAGCACGGCGAGGATGTGCTGCTCGTACGGCTGTTCCGCAGCATCGGGACGACGAATCGCGTGGCGGTGGACTGCGGCGCAAAGGACGGCATCTTCAAAAGCAACACCGCGCGATTCAGGCAAAAGGGCTGGCGCGTCGTGGCGTTTGATTGCGAGACGGATTCGCCACTCGTCACGCGGGCACTCATCACGGCCGAGAACATCAATGCGGTCTTGGCGCGCAAACGCGTCCCGGCGCAGTTCGATCTCTTGTCGATCGACATTGACGGGAACGATTTCTGGATCTGGGACGCGCTCACGTTTCAGCCGCGCGTTGTCATTGTCGAATACAACCCTGGCTTCGGATCGGACGTCTCGGTGACGGTGCCGTATGACCCGTCTCGGCGCTGGGATGGCACGATCTATTTTGGCGCCAGCGCGCGGGCGTTGTGGTTGCTCGGACAGCGGAAAGGCTACCGCCTGCACGCCTATACGCGATCCAACCTGATTTTTGTGCGCGCCGATCTCGTCGACGAGGATCTCGCACCAGAGGACATGCCGATCCCCGGGCGTGCGAAGCGACCCGATCCACAGGCGCGGCCGTGGCAGGTGTACCCATGAAGTCGGTCCAGGAGATCCGCAACACCGCGATCGATACGGTCCTGACGCATCTGCGATCGCTGGCGAAGAGTGGGCAGCCGATCGTCATCGGGCCATGGCTGGGCGAGATCGGCTTCGAGTTGCTGTATTGGATTCCGTTTCTGCGGTGGGCGCAGCGGTCTGTCGGGTTGACACCGGACCAGCTCACCGTCGTATCACGCGGCGGTTGTCAGTCGTGGTACTCGGACATTACGCCGCACTACATCGAACTCTATGACCACTACACGCAGGCCGAGTTACGGCACGGTAACGATCTGCGTATTCTTGAGCAAGGGTACGCCGGTCGATTGCTCGGCTGTCGGCGTGGCTTTCGGTCGGCGAAGCAACACGCCGTGTTCACGTTCGATCGGGAGATTCTTGCCCGCGTGGCGCCGGATGCGCAGGTGTTGCACCCGTCGCTGATGTACACCCTCTTTCGCTGGTACTGGCGATCACGGGTGCCCGATCTCTATGAGCGATGCGCGATCGTGCGGCGGATGACGGCACCAGCCGCGGCCGTCTCGCTGCCTGAGTCCTATATCGCCGTGAAGTTCTATTCCTCGCAAGCGTGCGAGGCGACGGGGGCGTACCGACGGCACGTCAATCGCATCATGACGCTGTTGGTTGATACGGCGCCGGTTGTGGTCCTTGATAGCGGCGCGGACTATGACGAGCACGGCTCGTTTCCGATCGAGCATGCACAGGTACTCCGTCCTGTCTTGGAACCACGGACGAATCTGGCCACGCAGACCGCGATCATTGCTGGCGCGACGTCCTTTGTCGGGACGTATGGCGGCTTTGCGTATCTGGCGCCGTTACTCGGTGTCCCCACGACGGCGTTCTATACCGCGCGCAATTTCCGCGATGACCATTACGCGTTGGCGTCCCGTATCTTTGCGAAGAAGCGTGTGCGGTTCGTGGTTCGGCATCTTGAAGACGGAGCAACGGCGCTGCGTCGAGACTGGAAAGCGTGGACACATGCCGCGTAACTGCCTGATGCCACCGGATCGCGACTTCTGGCTGTGGCTGTTGCATCACGAGAATAGTGATGCGGTTGAACGTGTCATCGCTCGTATGGTGTTGCTGGTGGCGCGGTGATGCGTCCTGACCTCTACGCGCCAGGTTCGGCGTATCACCAGCAGCGTCGGTGGACGCAGAAGCACGCTGTTCGCTGCTTGGAGTCAGCTATCGAGTTGATGGGGAAGCCGGGGAGCCTCCTCGATGTGGGCTGCGCGGAAGGCGGCCTCGTGCTCTGGGCGTCAGGGCAAGGGATCGAGGCGATGGGGATCGATCTCGCCACGCCATCCGATCTGTCTCTGGTGCGCGCAGATCTGCAGAACCCCGTTGATCTGCAGCGTATGTTTGACTGGGTACTGTGCTGGGAAGTCGCCGAACATCTGCCGGAGTCAGCCGCAGACACGCTCTGCCAGACGTTGGCTCGGCACGTCGCGCCAGCGGGGCGGCTACTGTTTACGGCGGCGCCACCGGGACAGCGCGGGCCGGGCCACATTAATCTGCAGCCAGTCGAGTACTGGCTCGAGAAGCTCTACGCCGCTGGCGGGCTGGTCTGTGCGGAGAAGCCATCGATCGCGCTTCGGCGTGAGTGGTTGAAGGTTGCGCCTAAGTGTCCCTGGTACGGAAAGAACGCGATCGTAGCCTGGAGGGTCGCGTGATCCGAGTCGCTGGCTACACGTCTAACAACGACGATGACCCAATCGTGTGGGAAGTCTATGGGCAACGGTTGGAGGAAGGCGAGCTGCGTTTCAGGCATGTCGTGATGCGAGCGTCAGATAGGACGCGGTTGGTCAATGCCTTCGGAGAGCCATGGTTGGAATGTGAACAGGCTCGGCAATTGCTGAAGATACGTGCCTGGGAACAGCACTGTAGCGGTGGAGTGAATTGAAACTCCTCCTAACGATCCGCACGGCGAACCGCGCACCGAAGACGAACTATCTCGGGGTGACAGTGTTAGGCCTGTTAGGACAAGGCGTGGCGGCTGATTCAATTCATATTGTCGCCACCGACCCTGCTGTGGGTTGGGCGCATCAGGAGGTGCGTTACCCCGTGTGGCTTCATCAGCCGGACCTCCACCGCCGACCTAACGAGAACGGTATTGCTGCCATTGATCTACTCGGTCTCTTTCCAGCCGACTGGATCATCCTCAGCGAAGATGATCTGGAATGGTGCGCGGATCCTATTGGCAGCATGTCGCGCTGGCTCGAAGCGCACGCGACTCCTGACCGCGTGATGTATCGCTTCTTTGCCTTTGATCGCCTGACACCTGTCAGCGCGCACGCGGCAACCGCGCCACTGCGTGAACAGAAAGGTTCGCAGGCTGTGGCGTTGCGTGCGGATGACGCGCGGCGGTTTGCCGCCTGGGCGAAGGCCCATCCTCTCGACTGGCGGCCGAAAGGCGCGCCCTTTCAGCATCGGCCACATGACGGCTTTGACAAGTTGCTCGGCTACTGGGCGCTACAGGACAACCCGAACATGACGACGGGACTTGTCTCGCGTCCGTTCTTCGTACGACATCTCGGTACCGACAGCAGCCTTCACTCTCACGGGGTCCGCATGGATCGCGAGTTTGCCGGATCGACTTGGTCCTATGGTGAGGTGCCCGTATGAGTACCTTCACCACGTTGCAAATGGCGAAGGACCAAGCGGGCATCCCGCAAGCGGATACCTCTGCCGATGAATGGGTGCAGATGGTCCTGGATCAGGCTGAAGCGATGGTCCTGTCGTATCTGAAAACAGACGCGCCGGATCCGTCGCCGCTCGTGACTGGGGCGATGTATTTGCAATTTGCGGAACTCTGGCGCTTCCGTGGGGATGACGTCGAAGGGCAACTCCCAAAGGCGAGCATGCCTGGGGCGCTCTCGCCCGCGATCGAGCGGATGTTGTATCGGCTGCGCGATCCGGAGCTTGCATGATTGCGTCTGGACGTCGGCGGCATCTCGTGACGTTGCAAACCGTGGCCACTGCGGCTGACAACGACGCCAGCTTCACGGAAACGCCGTCAACGTTTGCGGTCGCGCGCATGGCGATCGAGCCAGCCACGGCGCGGACGCTTGAACGCGCGGGTATGGGGACGCTCATTGCGCAGGCGTCACTGGTGCTGACGAGTCCGTATATCTCAGGCGTGACGACACACATGCGGGCGCTGTTCGGATCGCGGGTGCTCTATATCCTCGGCGTAGCCAATCCGAACGAAGCGAACCGCGAATTGATCTTGGCGTGTTCTGAGGTGGTCGCATGAGCGCCTCGATTCGATGGAACGGATTGGACGAACTACGTGAGGAGCTCAGGAACCTTCCGGAGGTGTTGGCCCAAGAGGCGAGCGGCATCGTCCAACGTGCGGCCGGTGATGCCGCCCAAGAGATCCGCGCAGGCTATCAGGACCATCGGCGCACAGGAAAACTCGCGGCGGGCGTCAAGGTGGAGTCCAAAGGGATCGGGCCATTCGGGACGGCCTTGGTTGTGAAGTCGACCGCCAAACATGCGGCGCTGTTCGAGATCGGAACACAGGCTCGGCATACCAACATCGGGGCGAATCGCGGATCCATGCCGCCCGGAAAGATATTTGTTCCGGTCGTTGTGAGAAAGCGCCGAGCGATGTACGAGCGCCTGAAGGAGTTGCTCGTGCGGCACGGGGCGAAGGTCAACGGCAATGCCTGATTCAACAGCCATCGATCAAGCGTTGATCGCGAAGCTGGGCGCCGACGTGACGCTGTTGTCATACATGCCTAACGGGCCGCATTGGGAGGAGTCTCCGTCAGGCTCCACAAAGTTCGTGATCGTATCGATGGTCGACTCCGTCGACGAGGCGGTCTTCGGCGGGCGCGCGATCGAGTCAGTGCTCTACATGGTGAAGGCGGTAGGGCGGTCTGATAAGAACCCGGACATGGTGGCGGCGGCGGCACGCATCGATGCGTTACTCGAAGATCAACCGCTCACGGTCACGGGCTACAGCTGGATGACGGTTCACCGCGAAGGCCGCATCCGCACCACGGAAGTGGATGACGTCAACCCGGACATCCGCTGGCAGCATCGCGGCGGGTTCTACCGGGTTGAGATGAGTCTCACGTAACTGGACACGACTAGAACAGGAGCACAGCATGGCGATTCTCACAGGGCGTTACGGGCGCGTGGCCTTCGATAGTGATGCTGGCTCGCCGACGACGGCGGCCGAGATCGCATCCATCAATGCGTGGACGGGCGATTTCAAGACGGAGTACGAAAACGTCGCGTGCTTCGGCGACGAAAACAACGTCTACCTCCCTGGCCTGAAGGATGCGCAAGGGACGTTCAGCGGCTTCTGGAACAGCGTGGAGCGGACCTTGTTTACGGCCGCCGATGCGACCTCGCCTGGCTTCCTGATGCTCACGCCGAACGAGTTTGACGGCAGCGGCACACCGCTCGATGCGCCGTTCTGGTCCGGTCTGGCCTACATGGATGCCAGTATCGCGTGCAGTTTGCAGGCGCCGAAGGTCACCGGCAGTTGGAAAGCCGCCGGACCGTTCCGTCTGTCGCCTGTCGGCGTGTAACACGGCGTGTTCCGTGACATCACGCTTCGTGGGGCGACGGCTCCAGGGGATCCGGTCTCGGCCGCGATCCTCTGGGGCTATCGTCCCGCGGCGCAATTGAAAAGCTGGAGCATCGTCCGGACGAAGAAGAAGGGCGAGTGGGCATTCGCGGCGACGAGTGACGCTATCGAAGCGTTTCTCATCCGGCAGGAACCGTTGTATTTCGCGGCCCCTCGGAAGACGGGCGGATTTTGGATGTGGCCGGTTAAGAGCAAAGTGCAGTGCGTGGGAACGAACCAACTCAGGGCGACTCTTGGGCAACCCGAATATTAGGAGACGAGTCATGGCTGTAGTCATTCCGGAATCCGTACGGATCCCGCTCCGAGATGGACAGTGGATTGAGGTGCGCAAGCGCCTCAGTTATGGCGAGGCGACGAAAGCGCGCGCGAAGGCGTTTACTAAGGAACTCGGATCGAAGGGCCAACTTCAGGTGGACATGGAACAGATCGGCAAGATCCAGATCATGTCCTATCTGCTGAATTGGTCGCAGACCTTCAACGGCGAACCCATCCCGATTCACACGCCCGAACTCCTCTCCTCAGCCTTGGATAACCAAGACGAAGAGACGGTAAACGACATCACCGAAGCGATCACGGCGCATATCGAGAAAGCGAAAGCCGAAAAAAACGGCCAGGCTGGCGAGAAGAAATTGCCACGACGCTCGCCGTCTGCCGCGTGATGGGCTGGACCTGGGACGAGACGCGGAACACTCCGGACGAGGTGATCGACGTGTTGCTGGACGAACTGGAAGCCGCGAAAGTCGCGTCTGAGGCGAGGGACTAGATGGCCATTTCCGCGACCTTCGTCGCAGATTTCAGCTCGTGGAAATCGGCGGTCGATGCCGCGACGACACAACTGCGCGGTTTTCAAACCGGTGCGGCGCAAGTCGAGAACTCGCTGAAACGCGTGGCGGATAGCTTCTCGGGTCGCAAGATTCTCTCTGAAGCTACGCTGGCCGTAAAGGCGGTCGGGGATCTCGGCGGCGTGGCAAAGCTGACGGAACGAGAGCAGGCACGGTTGAACGCGACGCTCACCGAGGCCGTTGCGAAATACAAAGCGTTAGGACAAACCGCACCGAAGGCGCTCACGGACATGGAGCACGCGACGCGGTCGGCCGATCAGGCCACTAGTGGGTTTGGCGGCACGATCGCGGGCCTCGGGAAAAATATTCTCACGACGGCCGCGGGTTTCTTCACGGCACAAGCCGCGTTCGCAGCGGTGAAGTCTGCGATCAGCGCGCTCGGCGATGAACTGAAAACGCTCACGCTTCACGGCGCGGCCGTGGCTGACGTGAGCGAGAACTTTGAACATCTCACACAGACATCTGGACGTCTGGGAACGACGCTGCTCGGGTCGTTACGCGAGGGCACGCACGGCACGATCGCGGACTTCGACCTCATGAAACTCGCGACGCAGGATTTAGCTGCAGGACTCAACCTCACTGATCAGCAATTCGGCACGCTCTCAAAGGGCGCGTTCGCGTTGGCGCAAGCGACAGGCGGGGATGTCGCGACCGCGTTGGAGACGATGAACGACGCCATGTTAACCGGGCGCACGCGAGCCCTTGCGTTGTTGACAGGCAAGATCGATCTTGAGAAAGCGGAGACCAACTTCGCGAAGTCGCTTGGGGTCACGCGCGAGCATCTCAGCGAAGAGGGCAAATTAGAAGCGGCCAGAGCGGCGATCCTCGCAGGTGTTGGAACGGCGATCGAACGCCTCGGCGTCCAGACGGACGGCCTAGATGAAAAGGTCGCGCAAGCGCAAGCGGCCTGGGCGAATTTCCAGAACGAACTTGGGCGCACGGTCGCTACCTCGCCAGTCATTATGGCGGGGCTTGACGGTATTTCCGATGCGTTGACCGAGGCCTTTGGCACTGACAAGAGCGCACTCGTTAAGTCCATAGCGATGGCGATCGACGATGCGGCGATTGCGGTCATTGGCTTTGCGAAGGCCGCGATCTCAACAGCCGGATTTGTGGTCACCGAATGGTACGCCGTTAAAAAAGTCTACGGCGACGTGCGGCAGGTGATTGACGGCTTAGCGTTGGCCACATTGTATCTGGGCAAAGCGCAACTCGCCTTGCCGAATGCCGTCGGGATCGGCACGGCGGCATGGAAGAAAAACGATGAGGCGATTCAAGGTCTGCTCGTCAGTATGAAGGCGCGCGGTGCGCAATTGCAGGCCGATGATGCTGCGCAGAAAAGTGTCACCGGATCCACCAAGGTTTATATCAGCGCGCTCGAGAAAGTCGAATCGTCCATGAAAGCCGCAAAGGTCAGCACGGCGGCGCATGCCGTCGCCGTGCTAAGCGGGACGACGGCATTGGGAACCGCCAGTATTGCGATGGGCGCGCACACGAATTTAGTAAAAGAAGACACCAAGGCTATGACTGCTCGCGCGAAGATCGTAGTGGAACGCTTCGCCATCGAAGCGAGAGCTGCGGACGCACTACGGCAGGCGAGAAAGTATTTCGCCGACGAAGAAGAGAAAGCCTTCGCGGCGAGCCATAAAGTGCTGACCAAAATCACCGAGGACTATTACAAAAACCAGGAAGAGATCGCGTTTGCGACGAGCAAGAACATTTTGCAGAACAGGGTCAAAGACTTTGAGCGGATGAACGAAGAGATCCAGACCGCGTTGTCGGTCGGGGCGAAGGTCAAGATCGGCCCATCGTTTGCGCAAAATTTGTTTGAGGGTTTCGGCCCCACCATCATTCGTGCGTTTGAAGGTGGAGGGAATGTGCTGAAGAGTATTGGTGCCACGCTCGGAGGCAACCTCACGCAGCATATCTTCGGCAAGGATTCTGGGATGTCCCAGAAGATTATGTCCACGTTCGGTCCCGCGCTCGGCGGGGCGTTTAATGCCTTGCTGCCTGGGATCGGGGCGCTCGCGGGTCCGCTCCTCGACAAACTGGCGGGACTCTTCGCTGGCATCTTCGGTGGCCCGAGCGGAACAGAACGGGAAGGACGGAGCGCAGCGGATGCCTTCCGCGCATCCTTGGCCTCCACGCTGGACTGGCAGAAACAGATCGAAGTCCATCAACTCGTGGCCGCTGGGAACTCTGAGAAGTGGGCCACGACGGTCGTCGCGTTACGTGAGGCGTATCTCAAAGCTGGGCATTCGGTCGACGAAGCCTTAGACGCCACAAACCGACTCTGGGAAGCGGAGAAGAAAGGCGGTGGGGCCGTCCAGAAAGTCATCGATGAAATCGTCACCGCCATGCACGACGAGATGCCCGCCGCGGCGCGCGAAGCCGCACGGAGTATCGACGATGCCGCTGGCGACATCTCGCATGCCTTTGACGACGTGATCGTGACCGTGCGCAACATGCGCGATCTGATCAGCGAACCGATTGACGTCCAAGTCAATTACCTCAAACAGAACACCCAGCAATCGGAAGGCGCGAGACAGCAGGCCGGAGGACGCAGTTACGAACAGCAGCTCGCGGACTTCCTCGAGAAGAACCCCGGCGACATTGGGCGGGCGGCGGAAGCGATCGGGAACGTCCCAGGCTACGCGAGCGGCACGGGCGGGCGCTACATGGACTTTGGTGCAGGGACGCTCGCGATGTTGCACGGCCGAGAGAAAGTGGTCCCAGAAGGCTCAGAGAGCGGTGGCCTGACGATCGGGGCGATCACGGTCAACGTCAGCGGGTCAGGGAAGAACGCCGAAGACATTGCACGGGAGATTGCGCCCGCGTTGATCACGGAGATTCGCCGGAACTATCAGGGCACCCGGTCGCAACTCGTGGCGTTATTGGGGACGACCTAATGGCGAGCTCCCTGTTCTGCTATTACACCGACATCAAATCATTCGCGGCGACGTGGTCTCTGACGGCAGGGGCGGCGGATAGCGCCTTCCCCTTGGTGAACCTGAACAGCCCTCGTGCGGACGTGGTCTCCAAGATCACGAGCGGGACCGCGACGTACCGCGGAACGATCGCCTCCACGGCGATTCAAGCCGTGGCCTTCATCAATACCAACCTGTCTGGCGCGACCGTGACGGTGACGAACAACAACAGCATGGCGTCGCAGAGCTTGCTCATTCCGGCCGCGCAGCCTGATGGCCTGAGCCTGAATGGCTTTCTCGATCTGCGGCTGGTGACAACAGCCGCCACGCAGTGGAACTTCGCGATCTCGGGATTTGGGTCGAACGTCGCCGTCGGCAAGATTCTCCTCATCGCCAGCGTCCGCGAGATGTGCCATCGCTGGGGCGTGCAGATTAAGGAACGAAAGCCGTTCATCCTGCACCGCACGGAATACGGGATTCCGCTCGGATTCCCCTTGCGTGTCCGGTACCGAGAATTGCGGCCGAACCTTGCGCGAGAGTCTGAGCGAGCGGCCTATACGGCGCTGCGCCGCAGCGGCAGCGGACCCCATGAGCCGTTCTGGTTTGTACTCGATCCCGCCGTGAATGATCCGATGTATCTCTGGCATCAACCTGACGAGTGGGAGCACACGCGCGACGCGCCACTTATCACGAAGTGGTCGGATGTCTTTGAAGAGGTTAATCCTGGCCTCGGGCTCTGATGCCGATTGAATTTTGTTCCACGCCGATCGTGGTTGCGCCGGCCGCCGGGTCGGCGTCGATCGTGCTCACGCCTGGGTCTCCGATTTATACCAACTCCGCCTGGGGAGAACTGATCGCGTCGACGGGCTCGGCGATCACGCTGGTCGGGATCATGATCGGCGGCGGTCCGTCGTTCTGCGATGTCGATATTGGGGTCGGTGGGGCCGGATCGGAAGTCGTCGTCGGGACACTGACGCGTGCTGGTGCACAACGCGATTTCTATTTCCCGATTCCGATTGACAACGTCGCGTCAGGGGTACGTGTCTCCGCTCGGATCCGTGGGACGGCCACGACGGCGGCGCGCGTCCGCGTGCTGTATTACGAGGGCACGGGCCTCGCGGGATTCACGGCGACGGCCAAGCCGTGCATTACGCTGCCGATCATCGCACCCGCCGGTACACTCGTGGATGTCAATTCGTCCGCGAGTGCTTGGGCGAACGGGGCCTGGGCGCAATTGGTCGCCTCGGTCAGCAACAATTCCATTCTCGGTGCGGTGATGGCCAGCAGCGGGACGTCTGGCGCGAATGTGGAATTCGAGGTGGATCTCGGCATTGGGGCCGCGGCCTCCGAAGTCGTCTTCAGCACATTCCGAGGCACACGATTCGCGACGGGCGTGGGCGGACTCGGCCAGTACGTCATGAAACCGCCCTACGATTTCATCCCCTCTGGCTCTCGACTCTCGGCGCGTGTGCGCTGTGAAGGCACTACGATCGCCGTCTTCCGGGTATTCGTCTCCGTCTACGAGAAACCCGTGTGAGTATCGCCAGCATCGTCACGACGAAACCCCTGCACTGGATTCCGCCGGCGGCCGACGGCGTGTCAGTCACCCCGAACGCCAGCGCGTGGGTAAACTCCGCCTGGGTGCAAATCTCCGCGAGCACGCCTGGTATTTGGACGCTACAAACCGTCACCGCCTTTTCCGACAGCGGGCCGTCACCCGTTCATTTCGAGATTGACATCGGGACAGGTGCGTCCGGTTCGGAGGTCGTGGTTGGCACGTTGCCAGGCTGCAAGGAAAGTACGACCTGGAATCTGGAGTCGTACTTTCTCTCGTTCGGAATCCCGATCTCGATCGAAGCCGGCCTCCGCGTGGCGGTGCGTCTCCGTAAGCAAGGCACGGATACCACGGCGTGGACAATTGCGCTCGGGTATTACGAAGACGACGTCGGCACGTCCAATATCACCACACTGCCACAGTTGTGCGTGCCGAGCGCGGCGGATCCGATCAATGTCGCGTCTGGTGGCGCCAGTTGGTCGGTGGGGTCATGGGTCGAACTCAGCCCGAGCCTTGACGCCGGATCGATGATCGTCGGCGTGTCGATGCAGCGCCCTGACATGGTGTCCAACGACGATCTGATCCTAGAGATCGGCGTCGGCGCGGTCAGCTCGGAGACCGTGCTGACGCGGATCGCGACCACGGAGTTTTCCAACGCTTTTCATGGCGTGACGCGGTTCGTCGTGCCGCATCGGTTGGCGACGACGACGCGCGTCTCTGCGCGACTGTCGCAAAGCTACAGCTCTGGTGCGCGCACGTGCGAAGTGAAACTGATCTACTACGGGCCGCAGACAGCCGCCAGTGGGGATCTGAAGCATCAGGTCATCGAATACATCGGCAACGGCATCACCGGCCGCTTGATTCTCACTGCCTTTCCGCTGAACGTCGGGAACGTCGCGGTGTGGATCTATCCCGTGCTTCCGGCGGGTGCTGGAACGGCGACACCGCCTGTTGTTCGGACGTCCGCCGACGCGACGAATAGTTGGCTCGATGGAACGGCAGGCACATCCGCGAATTTCATCACAAGCCTGACGGCCGACGGCTTCACTCTTGGTGCCGGGGATGCGTTCGGGAAGGTGAACACCTCAGGTACCAAATACATCGCCATCGTCGTCTCGGACGTCTCGACGGACGGGGATTTTATCAAGACGGGTATCTACACCGGGAACGGCGTCGATGGTCGACTCATTGAGGTCAATGGCGGCGATCCCTGGCAGCCGACCCACGTCTGGGTGCATGGCATCTCTCACGTGTATCGGTCGACGGAGTTTGTCGGCGATTCCTCGGTGACCCTCCGGGCCTCAGTGGCTGGCGTCAACATGATCCAGTCGTTTGAGACGACGGGCTTCACTGTCGGCACGTCAGTCAACACAAACACCAATACGAACGCCTACGGCTATGTCGCGTTCCGGGCTGGTCCGGAGTTTCTCGCGACGGGCTTCGCGAGCTTTACGCTGCAAGGCACGGCGGTCGATGACGTCGTCTCAGGCTTAGGTTTCACACCGGGCTTTCTTCTGGCCAAGGAATACAACGCCGCAGGCGTCAGCTATTACAAAAGCACGACGTTTCCGAACAACGCCGCCGATCTCGGAGACGACTCGCAAGGCTGGAACAGCACGAACGATACCGGCGCAGCCGTCAAGTCGCTGGTCTTCGGCGGGGCCGTATTAGGGTCCGTCGTCGCGCCTGCTGGTGCCACGATCTACGGCTGGGCCTGGGACGACGTAGACACGGATGCGCCGCCGAGCACGTCGCCATGCACTGGGGGTGGCACGGTCGCCTCAGGGACCAACCCGTCCGCCGGCACGTCCCTCGCCACGGCGACGACCATTCATAAGTGGATGGAGGTCACGATCGGCGCGACGACATATCGCTGGTCGGATGTGGCGATCAATTTCACGACAGCGAAAGAACCGCGCGTCCTCTCGTGGGGCCGCGCGGCGCGCGGGTTGACGGATGGTCGTGGCGGGATCGAAACCGCAGCCATGACGATTCGCCTGGCGGATGTGGATCGTGTGCTCCGAGGTTTGCATTCCACGAGTGTGCTGTTGAACAAGGTGGCGACGATCTACGCGGCAGATGAAGCTACGATCCGGGCAGCCGGGACACCGTGGACCGTCTTCACGGGCGTGGTACGAGACTTCAGGCCGGAGTCCGACCTGAGCTATCGACTCGTGCTCGAAGACGCGCTGACATTGTCGATCTCGGCGTTTGCCCAGGAACGGCTGGTGCCGTCCTATCTGATCGGCCCACTGATCAGTGACGGCAACCCGGTGGAAAAGGTCTGGGACTCCCCGGCGCAAATCTGTTATGGCGCCCTCAGCGATGAAGACGACGAAGAACCAGAAGGCACCGTGCTCTGTCCGTTCATTGCGGCCGAGACGCTCCCCGGACATGAGGAGCTCGGCAACCTCTACAAGTATCTGGTCTGCCGCGGCGCGAGCCATGACGTGCAGGCGGTGTTCGTTGGCGATCCCTTCAGCGGCACGCCGCCCACGACGCGCGCGAAAGCTGGTGCCGGTGAATACGGGACTCGGTTATGGGTGCCGCATCGGGCGGGATGGCTCGAAGCTGTCGACTACGCGATCCAGGATAGTCGACGCTGGACCTACATCTACCTCGATCAGAATCACCCCGGCGCGGATCCATCGCGGCAAAACAAGATCCCTTTGCTCGCGAATATCTGCGGTCGTGAGACAACCGGGGATGCGACGGGCAACACGATCGATTCCCTCCCATTGCAATTGCTGCACTTCATCAATAACGAAGTCGTGCAAGACGCCACGGGGGACTGGCTGTCTATCAAAGCACTCGGCGCCTACAGCCTTCTCGACACAGCCAGCTTCACGACGGTGAAGACGCGGAGCGAAGCGCGGATCGCGGGCGGCTACATCGGCGCGTCAGTCATCGGCTACGGTTTCCGACAGATCACCTTGCGTGATGCGATTGCGCAGTTCTGTCAAAGCGGCGATTTCGACCTGGGCGTCAACGGGTACGGGCAAATCATGGTGACCATGTTGGACCGCACGAACACCGCAGCCAGCGTCCCGATCTTTACCGCCGAACATGACATTCTGAAAGACAGTTTTAGCATCGATCCGAAGACCGATGAAGTCGAAAACAAGATCCGGTACGTCTACAAGCGGAAGTACGCGCCGGAGTTGCAGCAGCTCAATCCGAAACAAGGCACCAGGCTCCCGCGCGAACCGTTCGATGCGAATTGGTTGAGCGGATTGCAGACCGTTGAAGATGCTACGTCGATCGGCGACATCGGCGAGACACGCGAGTCTCAGTTACTCGAACTGGAGATGGTCCGCGATGCCGCCACGGCAGACGATGTCGCGGCGCAACGGCTCGCGCTCCGCTGTCCGTCGAAAGGTCGGGCCGTGGCGACGTTTGATGTGACGGTCTCGCGCGGGGCAAGCGTGGAGCTCGGCGACATTGTGAAGGTCACACACTTTCAAGGACTCGGCGCCAGTGGGTGGACGGCGCAACGTCTACAGGTGCGACGGATTGAGTTGGATTTGGATCGGCTCACGATTTCCCTGACGTGTCGGGATGTCCATGACTTATTGGCGTGACACCCAAGCAAGACGGCCCACCGCTGGAGCAGTATTTGGAGACACGGTTTAACCTGCTCACGACCTCGCTGCAGGACAAGCTCGACGCGGCCGACCTGCGGTATCAACAGCGTTTTGAGGCGCAATCGAAAGCCTTAGAAGCCGCCTTTCAGTCGCAGCAACAGGCGATGCAGACGGCTCTGGCGGCGGCGAAAGAAGCCGTCGTCGCGGCGATGGAAGCCGCCAATCGGGCCGTGCAGAAAGCGGAGATGGCCGCAGACAAACGCTTCGAGGGTGTGAACGAATTTCGCGCCACGTTGGCTGATCAACAGCGCACGCTGATGCCGCGGTCGGAAGTCGATGTGCTGTTCAGGGCGATGAACGACAGACTGACCGCATTGAAAGAGATCGTCGATGCGCGCGCGAGCGAGCGTCGAGGCGTGTCAGGTGGCTATGGTAATGCCGTGGCGATCATTGGGCTGATCGCCACAGTGCTGGCTATTCTCGCGTGGATCGCGTCACGGTTCGGAGGCTGACATGAATGTACTCGTCGTGCTCCTGATTCTCCTGTTGCTGTTAGGCGGCGGTGGCTTCTATGCCGGCGGGCCCGTGGTCGGCGGTAGTGGGGTGGGCCTCGTGATCCTGATCCTGATCATTCTGCTGGTGCTTGGGAAGCTGTAGGTGCCGATTCAGAAGACGCCAGACGGCCGGTACACCTTCGCGATTGAAACTCCAGGCGAGGGCGACGGGAACTCGGCCGTCCTAGACGGTGACGTCGTGGTGTGGGATCGCTTTTCGCATGAAGCCAAACACGGCCCGTATGGCCATGATGTCCCGCCGGTGGATCACCCGCCAGTCGGATCAGGTCCGATCGTGACGGTGCCACAGGGGCCGACTGGCCTGTCTGGCAAAACGATCAAGGTCACCGATGCCAGTGACGGCGAGTTCGTCAACCGGATGTATCCGTACTATTCGAGCGCTGTCATCATCGGGCAGGCGGTGTATGCGTTCGCGGGCACGAAGGATGGACACCCGAAATTCTTCCGTGTCGATCTGGAGAACGGCTCCGTCTACCAATTGGGCGCGATGCTCCGTTTCACCGGCGAGGCGGAAGGCTGGTACTGGGACGCTGAAGGCTGGATCTATCTCTGCAACGGTTCGCAGCTCCTCCGGGTCAATCCGTTTACGCAAGAGGAGCAGATCGTCTTCGACATTGCCGAGACGCATCCGGGGTGCGATCTGTGGCAGGCGCACTCCTCGCTCGACGGACGGACGCACTCCGCAACAGTGCGGCGCATCGTCTCAGACGGTGCGTATCCGAAGATCGGCACGGTCGTAGTCCACCACGGGCAGCAGCAGTGGTATCCGGCGATCGGGGATCTGGACGAATCCGCGATCACGTCTGACGGGGCGTTTCTGATCATCAAGGAAGGCGATCTCAATCGCATCATCACGGTCGCGACCGGGGATCCGCGGATCATCAGCGATGCGGACGGGGCGGTCGGCCATTCCGACTGCGGGCCGTCCTGTGTGGTGGGCGAGGACGATCAACTCGGGGCGTGCGTCCTGTGGGATCTGCGCACGTTCACCAAGCGCGTCCTCTTTTCCACGTGGAATATGGGGCACGTCTCGGTGCGTGCGGAGCGGTGCCTGTTAAGTGACGCGATGAACCTGAGCCTCGTAGCCCTTGATGGGTCTGGCGTGACCACGCTGGCGCAGCATGGGATGACGGGCAACGACTACGACCATCAGTGCATGGCGAACCTCTCGCCGTGCGGACGGGTCGCGGCGTTTATGTCGAACACAGACGGACGGATGAATCTCTATCTGCTGGTGTTGCCATGACACAACTCGATAAGACCGGGACGGTGCGCCTTGAAGAGGACGTGCTTGTCTTCCGTAACAGCACAGGACAGCGCGTGCTGCAAATGTACGTGACGCACTTCGGACCGGTGTTTGAGATGGATCAGGGCGGTGAGCCGACGTTGTTTTCAGTCGGCGACGATCCTGGGAAGCTACGATTCCTGATCAAACTGAAACCGGGGGCCAACACGGACAGCGGCGGGATCTCTTGGAACGTGCTGCGCGCCGGCGATGACCGAGTGCAGGAAGAAGTGGCGTACGAGATGGGCGGAATCGCAGAGGACGCCTTGGCTCCAGGAGACTACCGTGGGCAAATCGTGAGGCACATTCGCACCGACTATACGCGCGAGCCTACGCCCGTCCAAGTCTGGAGCACGGCGTATTCAGAGGAGCGCGCCTGGGCCGATGTGCCGATCGGCGTGCGCACGGCGTACACGGCGGTGAAGTATCTGCTCACCAACCTCTGGAAATTCAACGTCGTGGAGGATCCGTCCGCGCCACCGCCGACCACTCAACCGCCGCTTCCTCAGCCGCCGCCAATATCAGGACCGCACGGGATCCCGATCGGCGACTTCGCGGCCCTCGAAGCGTTCTATGGGTTTCCGTCGGACGATCGGCCGCCGTATCTCTCTGGTTCCATGACGTGGGATCAGGTCATTGCGCGCATGGATCGGCGGACGTAATGGATCCCATCACCGCCGCGATTCAACTCGTCACCGCGATCGTAAAGATGCACCAGACCACGCTCGAAGGGATGACCGTCGATCAGCGGATCGAATACGGGAAGATGGTCTTGGCGGATCTGAAGCGGTGGCAGGACTTTTTAGAAGTCTTCAGGCCGAAGGCGACTTAATTGTGATGATTGGCCGACCAGATAAATCTGTTGGAAGCGATCCGAGCGATCGAGCGGTCAGTATGTTCGGCTCTAGCGGTACGTCGCCCCATTCGTCGAATGGCAGATTCAGGAAATGTTCGATGACTCTCCGCTTGAAGTCCGCGTCGGTGTTCATCGCAGCAATGAAGTCGTCAAAGTTCATGGGCGTGAGTATCGCACAAGATGGCTCGGTCGTTTGATCGTTGCTGGGGCTCGCTGTCCGACACCCCGGCTGGCGAGTTGCGCGGTTAGATGGCCGAGCCTGC